GCCGACACACCGTTTCTTATGTACACTTTTCATTTAGTGAGTGACGATACTAATAAGTCAAAATGTACGCACCCCTTCACGAGTGCAGTAGGACCCGGCCGGCCACGTGCATCGCCGCCTGGCGCACACGGTCCCCGGCACGGTCCATGGTGTTGCGAACCTTCGCAGCCACCTGCTCCCCTGCTGCCCCGACACTGCCTGCGACCTGTTCTGCGACCCGCCCCTCTGAATAAGCCAGCCACCACTCCACGGAGTTCGGATAGCGTTTCAGAACGTGCACGAGCCACGACAGCGCCACAAACCATGCAATGCCGTTGACGACCCTCCGGGCCGCCTCCCTACTCAACCCAAATATGAGCCACAGGCTGAGGAACATTATTCCCGCCGCCGCAAAAGGGCTGAGAAGTATCAAGGGTCCAACGATGAACCCAAAGGACATGAGGAATGCGGAGCCCGTCACGATCGCCCCGCCGACCGCCCACAAGACCGTCGCCACCAGTAGCAAAACGCTGCACACCGCGGAGGCGTATCCCCACAACGCCGTGAGGAACACGCTCCAGGCCGACGCCCAAGAGCCCGCGGCCACGCCCACGGCGGCGGCCCTAGCTCTGATGCTCCTGGTAAGCCTCTCCGCCCTATCCCGGACATCATCGTACGTCTTCTGGGTCATCTCACGCAATGCCACGCATCTGGCGCGGATCTGCTCGAATTGTGGGAATTCGAACGTGAATCCCTGACTGAGATCGGCCTCCGCCACCTTCCTCTCAATCTCCACCTGGACCTCCGGTGTGAGTTCCGGGTAGGCGTGTGCTACCGCCTCCCTCTCCTCCCGCTCGGGCTCTTCCACTTCGGACCACCCGAGACTCTGGAACAGGCCCCTCAACATATCAATCCGATCCTCGTGATAGTCGCCGTTGTGGTTGATGAACTCCTTTCGGAGCCACCTACCTGCCACTGACGGCGGGTAGCCGGCCTCGGCCTCCTCTACTAATCTGCGTGCTATCTTCTCATGCGTCCTCAAGATCTTGCGACACAGAACCCCCACCACCGGCGTGGTCGGGTAGAGCGACCCGTAGGCCATGGCCCTCGCCACCAGGAAATCCCAGTCGGCCTTAGTTGATGCCTGATCTGGGTCGATCCACCACGTCAGCTTGGCGACCGTGTTATAAACGTCACAGATCTTGCGGAGGCCTTTCCTGGTATGAACAGGTAGCCTCCCCACAAAACCTGGCACGTCTAACCTTGGGCTCCAGTTGAACGTGATCTTAGTGCCGTTCGTGGCATACGCAGCCTTAAGTGCGTCGATCTTGTCCCTGGCGACGGCAAAGAAAGTGTCATCGCCCTCGATCATCCACGAGTGGCGCCACTTCTTGAACGTCTCGGCGGCTTCGTGAGCCTGCACTCCGAGAGCCTTGAAAAGCGTGGCAAACTGGATGCTGGTGTTGACCACCCAGTTCCCCTGGGACGTGTTGTACTCGCCAGAGGCCCTCATGCTGGGGCGTATCAAGTTCCAGAACTTGCCATCGAACATCAGCTGACCCACCATGAGTTTCTCGACCTCATCTATGGCCAGCTGCCAGGTGCCCTTCACAGTGGCGCGAAGCACCTTCCACTCAAGCCGGCGCCGTGCTGCGGTCACAACCCTCTCAAAGCTGGAAGTGTCCACCGTGACAAACACCATTGCGCCTGCCTCCCCGGACGTGGCGTCCGCCAGACACTCGTCCACTTGGTCTATGGTCTTGTTCTTGACACAGTTGGCCTTAAAGGTGCTGAATAGTCCGTGGGCGCACGGGGAGAAGAGTGCAAACAGGATCCCCCTAGCTCTCATCAGTGGAGCGGCTATATTCCTAGCCGTCTTGATCTCGGCGATAGGCATCGCCTCCACCTTCCTGAACACTGAGAATGAGGTCAGGCACTCCCACTCACGACGTATGAAGCCTCGGACCTCGGCTGCACCGCCTCGGACCGCCTCCACGGCGTCGCGTGCGCCTGCGACGAACACCTCACGGTCGGGCGCACTAACGCCCGTCATAGTACGCGCCTTTTCCTCGGCGGACCGCACAACTTCTCCGGCATCTGGCTCCGTGGCGTCTCGAGCGACCGCTTCACGTATGCCTTCGGAGACCGCCTCCTCCATCTCCGGCTGTTCCTCATCGGCTGCCGGTAGACGGGGCGCCAGTCTCTTTAGGAAGGAGAGGAGCTCGGAACATGGCCCACTAAAGGGAAAGGCGGGGTGGCACCCGCTGAAGGACACAGGCGAACACCGAGCGCACAACTCGCGCCAGGCGCCCTTAGGTCTCGCCCGTTCCAGTGACATAGTGTCTGCCACCTGGTCAACGAGCTGGCCTGCTCTCTCCTCCGGGTCCGCGCCCTCTGCTACATCCCTCACTGCAGTCTCCCACTCCTTGGGCCACACATCACTAAAGTTGGTGTGGTAGCCATAGATGTACTGACCGCCTGCGACGGGCCGGGGCCCTCTCTCCTGTATGAGACGACGGAGGATGCCTTTCTCCAGCCCCGTACTGATCAGCATCTTGACGCCTGTCATAGCCATGTTGGTAACGGACTGCGTGCGCTCGTACTCTAGGCACATCAGGGCAGCGAAAAGCTGATCGGACAGAATTCCGGCATTTCCGTAGGTCAGATCAGGGGCAGGAACCCCTATCCTCACACTACGGTACGCCGCCACTGCTTCGATGGTAGCGGCGAGACTGGAGCGGTAAATTCTCCTCTCATGCGCCGCACACCACTGTTCCCAGCTGAACGCAACCTCTCCCAGGCGATCCTCAGTCGGCTCTCCGACCGTGCCATACCTATATGCTGTCATCTTGAACTTGACCACGTGGTACGACCCCGGGGCGGCGGGCGTGTCAAGCTTCATAGGCGACACTGGCACCTCCTCACCCTCGACCGGCTTCATGGGCTCGACGCCCAGGTACTGAGCCCCCACCACGACGTGGGGCCACGGGTACCTGCAAAGCGTTTCACGGCTGGAGGACACCTCGCAAAGGAAAGCCTCCGCCGTCTTGGGGTCTGGGCAGGCGTGCCAGAAGAGGGAGGGGGAGGGGCACGAGTTCGCAACGTCCACGCCAGCCGCCCTGCACTCGGCCGGCAGCCAGAACGTAGAGTTGATGTGGTCCGTCAACCTCTGCTCGCTGCGAACAGCCCTAGCCAGGGCCTCCTTCGCCCGCTCCTCCTTCTCTCTCTCGGCCTCCGCATCACTCGCCCCCTGTGCTGCCGCAGCCTCGTGCGCCAGCTGGGCCCCTATGATCGCTTTCGGCGACGAAGCGATCGATTCATGCACTTTTTGGCGGGCGCAGGCCTCCTTCCTAGCCTTCCACATGGGCTTGTCCTCGGCCGACCTCCTGGACGGTCCCTTCCGGGAGCCCTGGTTGTAGTCCACCCATCGGGCGCTGGCCTCCCTGGCCGCCGCGACTTGCTTGGCCTCCTCCGCAGGCTCCAACACGTACGGCTGGGGGGGGCTGCCCTCCACAGCATCTCGCATTTGGTCAGGGGTGACGCCGGCCCTATCGGCCACCGCCTCCAACTCGTCCGGAGACATGGCATCGGCCGCACTCCCTGGATCCTTCTTGAGCAGGATGACCCTCCTGGGAGTCTGTGGTCCTGGGTTCGGCTCAACCCCCGCCCTGATGAGCTCGATGCGGACCTGCTCCAGGGACACGCCCCGGGTCGAATCGGGCACATGGGACCTCAGGGCCTGGTACACCCTGACCGCTAGCCCGGCCAGGATCGCTTCTGGGGCAGTGTACCTGATGCTCATGAGGATGGCGTTCTGGACCGGGCCCAGACGGTGGGTAGGAACCCCCAACGCCACCAGGGCCCTGTCTATGTTGCGCAGTCGCGCCGGCCTCCACACGGCTCCGAACATCCCTTCGACATCTGGGAAAGCCTCGTTGCCGTCATCAGTGTACATCTCCTTGTTATGACGCGCCGCCTTGGCAGCGGCGGCGCTCCTCCTCGTTAACTCCCTGTCCTTCGCTGCTGCCTTACGCTCACAGGCCTCAGGGCAGGGCGGCTCCATCTTGCGCGTCGCGCGTTTCTGGCGCCTGGTCAATTTGCCGCTTCGTAGCGGCGGCGACGGTGACTGGAAAGAGACTTGCCTACCTCCAGTCGAGAAGGCACACACTACGTCCCGTGCGTGATGGGGCTGTTCTATCCCACAGCTAGGGCGGGTTTTGTTTTGCTCCGTTAGGAAGTAAATCAATAACACCGTGGAGGGGCAGAAAGGTACCGACCACAACGGGCAGGGTCAAAAGACTGGGTGGAGTCGCAGCCACGCTCTAAGGAAAGAGCAGGCGCACCGAGTTTTACTGGTTAGGGCAAGGACCGGGTGCGGTTTTCCGCTCCCCGACTGTTGCCCAGGACCATGCTCGGCTCACGCTCAGCCTAGTACCCACCCCGCTTAGGGTGATCTGGTTTGGAA